AATATTTTGCGGGTGACCTGCTCGTGTCAAATTGCGACAGCGCCCTTTATGCCTTCCGCGAAGCGAAGCACTGGCTGCCCGACCAAGACGGCGACGATATCGCCTCATTACGCGTTGATTACCAACGCGATCCCTTTGAGCGGCTTGCCGCGCAGCATCCAAACGGGCGACCACCACAAGAACTCCCATGGTGGGAGCAACCAGCGCACGAAGGCGGGACGCACGCTGCCCAACGTAATTCGGACTTGCTAACGAGCATGGGCGATGGTAACTTCGGAGAATCGTCACCAGTAGACGATGATTGGTTGCATTAGATGCCAGGCCCCATCCGCAAAGCCGCAATCAAGGCCACCCGAACCAAGGCCGCCATCGAACGCCTGACCAACAAGCCAGCCCGCCCGGCGCACAACCGCGCCCCCGCCGAGCAAGCAAGCCACTTCGGCGCGCAGTGCTGCACCCTGGGGCCGTTTCTAGGATCCGCGGCAGTTGAATCTGGGCGCGGATACATGACGGGGATGTATGTCGCGTAAGCTAACAACTAACGGCCTCGAGCAAGCTAAAGAATTCTTTCTCTGGTGTAAAGCGCAGCGCATCGTGAAGGCAAGCTTCAAAGATCTTGCCGTGGAGTTCTCTCCCCTGGCGTTCATCCAGGATCCCACGCCCGATCATGCCGCCGCCGTCAAGGAGCTCCTAGACGCAGCACGCGACCGCCAAGCCCGCGAAGAGTCAGCGGCAGTGAGCCACCCCATCCCTAACGAAGGCAAGGACGATCCCTACCTGTACTGGTCGTCGGATAAATAACGTTGGCATATGAATAAATTCGCAGACGACAGATGGCTCTCGCTATCCATTCACTGGCACTACAATACGCCGTCAAGGACGCTGTAATTTACGCAATCGCTAAACGTCTGACTTGGCGCCATCTGTAGAAGGCAACCTTTACGGCCATTGGCATGGCCGATATTGCTTTCCCTACCGATACATGGTGGCAGTCTCCTAGATCTAAAGTAGCTGAAGAACTCGCTACGCTCCTCGCGTTCCTCGACCAGAACCAGGCACACCACAAGTCGGATGCCACCCGCCACATGCGGCTGTATGGCAACTTGGATATGGGTCTTGGCCCATTCCGCTACGCCCGCAGCGAATCCAACCTTGCAGTAAACCGCGTTACGCTGAACGTAATCAAGTCGTGCTGCGATTCCTTGACCGCCAAGATCGCCAAGGCAAAGCCCCGTCCGCTGTTCATGACGACGGATGGCGACCACGGCGCGCAGCGTCGCGCCAAGCTTCTACAGCGTTTTATCGACGGCGTGTTCTACGAGACTGACGCTTACCAAATCGGTCAGCGCGTGTTTCTGGACTTCGCGGTACTGGGTACAGGCATCATCGCGGTGTATCGTAAAGGAGACAAGGTCGCCTATGAGCGCGTGTTTCCTGCGGAAATCACTGTGGACGATGCCGAAGGCATCTACGGCAAGCCGGCAAATCTCTACCGACGTAAGCAGCTCCCGCGTAGCCGCGTACTGGGGATGTTCAAGAAACAAGCCGACAAGAACAAGATTCTTGAGGCTGCGGCCGTGGATCCGATCGCCTCGGGGCAGAATGTTGCGGACCTCATCGAGATCCGCGAAGCATGGCACTTGGCTACGGCCGAAGGCGAGCCAGACGGTCGCCATGTTGTGGCCATCGACGGCGCGACGCTGGTAGACGAGCCTTACAGCCACACGTACTTCCCGTTTGTGTTCTTCCGCCCGAATCAGCGCCTCCTGGGTTTCTGGGGCTGCGGCATTGCGGAGCAACTAGTTGGCATTCAACTCGAAATTAACAAGCTTCTGCGTTGCATCACGTCGCAGATGAACCTGCTTTCGGCGCCTAAGGTGCTGATCGAGGCCGGGTCGAAGATCGTCTCTAGCCACCTGACCAACGAAATCGGTACGATCCTCAACTACATCGGCCAAAAGCCGGACCTCTGGCTGCCACAGACCGTGCACCCGGAGATGTTCCAGCAGTTGGAACGTTTGGTTAACTACGCCTACGAAATCACCGGCGTTAGTCAAATGTCTGCAACTAGCCAGAAGCCCGCCGGCCTAGACAGCGGCAAAGCGCTGCGTGAATACAGCGATATCGAGTCTGAGCGGTTTGTGGTCATTGGCCAGGCGTACGAGCGAATGTTTGTAGAGCTCGCGCAGCAGACTATGTATATGATGAAGGAGATCGCCCAGGACCGCGGCCGTAAGGGTCTGCCTGTGCGACTCAAGGGCAAAAAGACGATCAAGGACCGCGACTGGTCGGAGATTGAACTCGACGCCGACGAATATGTCATGCAGATTTGGCCGGTCTCGAGCCTGCCGTCTACGCCGGCCGGCAAGCTGCAAACCATTCAGGAAATGCTTCAAGCGGGCTTGATTCCGCAAGAAGACGCCGTCAAGCTCCTGGACTTTCCGGATCTTGAGGCCGTCAACAACCAACTGACCGCCGCGATCGAAGACTTGGACATGGTCATCGAAGAGATGCTTGACGAAGGTATCTACAGCCCGCCCGAGCCAATGCAAAACCTCGAGCTGGGCCTTAAACGGTTCCAGTCGGCCTACTTGCGCGCGCGTATCAACAAGGTCCCAGAGGGGAATCTTGAGCTTCTGNNTCGCCGCTGGATGATCGATGCCAAGGATATGCTCGACTCCGCGCAGCAACAGGCGACGGCCCCAGACCAGACGCCAGTCAGCGTGGCGCCAGAATCAACCGAGCGCGAAGCCCCGCCGCCAGATATGCTGCAAAACCCACAGGGCGGACCACCGGCAGCTACGATGCAGTAGCGCCGCCAGGCCATTAGCGCAGCACTAACGCTGCCGCTAAGCGACTTGGATCGATACACATGGCTGATGCTACTCCCGCCCCTCCCCCCGCGCCAACCACACAACCCACACAACCTGCCGCACCACCCCCGGATAAGCCAACAGCGGCAGATGCTGCCGCGCAACCAGCCGCCGACCCAATGGCGGCAAAGTTTGCCGCGCTTGCGCGCAAAGACAAAGAAGCGAAAGCCCGCGAAGCCGCGTTTGCGGAGCGTGAAGCCAGTCTTGCAGCCCGCGTCAAGAAGGCTGAGGCCATCGAGCAAGCCGTCGCCAAGCGCGACGAAAATCCACTTGCTGTGCTTGAAGCGCTGGGTATCGACATCGAAAAGTTTGCGGACGGTCTGATTGCAGGGCCGCCTGCTAAGAAAGACCCGACGCTGAGCGCCGTCGAGACGTTGCAGAAGCAGATCGAAGAACTTAAGAAGGAGCGCGAGCAAGAAGCCGCGCGCGCCGCCGAAACACGTCGTGAACAAGCGGTTAAGCGATTCCAGCAGGAAATCGCCGACGAGGTAAAGAAGGCGGCCGATAAGTTTGAGCTCATCAACGAAAAGAATGCCGCAGGGCTCGTGTACAAGGTCATCGAGCAGCATTACAACGACACCGAGAAAGAGTTTGGCGCAGGCAAAGGCGTCTTAATGCCGATCGCCGATGCCGCCGTGATTGTCGAGCAGGCGCTTGAGCAAGACCTCAAGACTGAGGTTGAATTCTTCGGTAAGTCGCAGGCCAAGAAAGTTCAAGCCGCGCTGCAAGCCGCGGGGTTCTCCCGCGCGGAGGCTAAGAAGATCGCCGACGCTGCTGCGGCAAGCGTCGCGCCGCCAGCCGACGAAGACCCTGATCGCGAGCTGACGGTCGACGATTGGGTTAAGGCCGCCGAAGGCAAGACCAACATGGTTCTGACCAATGACATCACCGCCAGCCTGCCCAACTATCGCACGGTGAAGGACGACCAGAGCGACCTGCAAAAAGCCATCGAGTTGCTCAAATTTGGAGAGTAACCCGCCAACTACGCCCGACCTACCACTATTGAGACGCCCTGCGTAGTTCGCGAAAGCAGGGACAACAGCGCAACGCAGCCTAACGGCCTGTTCCTTCTACCACGCTAACTAGTCGCCGCTACGACCGCTCAGAAGACAACGAACACAAACACACGCCCGCGTATGCAGGCGTACTACGCGGCATAGCCGCAGGGATTTTGGACTAAAATGTCTGCTCTTAATCTTACTACTTTTGCTGCTGCGCTGAAGACGCTTTACAGCCCCAAGCGCATCGAAAACCTGACTTACCAGACCAATCCATTCCTTGCAATGGTTCCGAAAAACGAGTCGTTCTTCGGCGACAGCCTCAAGCAACCGTTGGTGTACGGTAACGTCAAGGGTCGCTCGGTCGACTTCTCAACCGCGCAATCGAATAAGGCCGCGTCGAACTACGCCGCGTTTACCGTCACCCGCGTCAAGGATTACGCCTTGGCCAGCATTGATAACGAGACCCTCGAGGCCTCGAAGTCGGACAAGGGTGCGTTTATGCGCGCTGCTCAGGCGGAAATCGACTCGGCGTTCCGCGCCTTGGGCCGGTCTATTGCTTCGGCGTTGTACCGCTCGGGTTCGGGCGCGGTTGGCCGCGCCGCGTCGTACAGCACGGTCACCGTAACGTTGTCGTCCCCCGGCGATATTACCAACTTCGAAGTCGGCATGAAGGTTGTCAAGAACACGTCGGCTAACGGCGATGGTGGCACTTTGCAATCTGGCACCAGCACGATTACGGCGATCGATCGCGACCAAGGCACGATCACTGCTTCGGTCGATTGGGCCACCACGCACGGCGCAGCAGCGGCTGGCGATTACCTCTACATCCAAGGCGACGCGCAGAACGCTAGCTCGACCCGCACCAAGATCGCGGGCCTCCAGGCATGGATCCCGACCTCGGCGCCATCGAGCACCGCATTCTTCGGCGTTGACCGCTCGGTCGACACCACTCGCCTCGGCGGCGTGCGCTACGACGGTTCGGCACTGACCATTGAGGAAGCCCTCGTCAACGGCGTGAGTCGCGTCGCGACCGAAGGCGGCAAGACGGACTACATCTTCATGAATCCGTTGGACGTGCGCAATCTCGTGAACGCGCTCGGTACTAAGGTCATGTACACGCAGCATAAGGTCGGTGACATCGGCTTCGAAGGCATCAAGGTCGCTTGTGACACTGGTCCCGTCACGGTCATGTCGGACCTTAACTGCCCGCAAGGCTACGCCTTCTTGCTCCAGATGGATACGTGGGAGCTCGCCAGCTTGGGCAAGGCCCCGCGCCTGCTCGACAGCGACGGCAACCGCTTCCTCCGCGAGGCTTCGGCCGACGCGATTGAAGTCCGCTGTGGCTTCTACGGCAACCTGATCTGCAACGCGCCTGGCTTCAACGCCGTCGTCACGTTGCCGAGCACGTAATCGCTAGTTGATTAACCGGTGGTAGGCAGGGTGCTTGGAATGGGTCCGGCACCCTGCCTCCTACCCCCTTGATTTTAGGGTGGATTTTTTCGATGTCAAATAAAACTCTCGATCGCGTTCGGGCTCGTGGCAAGGGCTACGTGGCTATTTCCGGAAGCTTTGCGCCTGCGGGCGCCGGCATTACTGCCGGCAGCACTAAAGGCGCTGGTTACAGCGTAGCCTATACCGCTGCAGGCACGTTTACCGTTACGTTCGAAGACTCGTACAAGGATATGGTGTCGGCGACCGCGACGTTGCAACTTGCCACCGCGGCGGATCAGCTCGTGCAGGTCGGCACTTACTCTGCCGCAAACAAGACGTTGGTGATTTACGTGTGGGACATTTCTTCAGGCGCGTTGTCTAACAACGTTGCGGCAGATGCTAACAACCGCATCAACTTTCACGTCGTCTTTAAGAACGTCGCAGCGTTCAAGTAAGGAACTTGCTACATGAGCGACAACAAGAAAGCCATCGACATCCTTCTGGCGTTCGGGCCGAAAGGCAAGAAGGTAGCCAAGGGCGAAGGCGAAGACAGCATGGGCATTGAGACTGCCATGGAAGACCTCATCGCGGCTATCAAGGCCGGCGACGCTAAGGCCGCCGCCGCCGCGTTTCGCGCTGCCTCCGACATGTGCTAGCCTAACAAATCGAAGATTGCCGTAGCGTGCTGCGAGTGTGCGGCGATTCTAGGGTGGCTGCCTTCCGCAGAGGTGATGCCGGACCCGCCTTCTGGCCATTAGCATGGCTCGTACTGTAACCCTCACCCAACTAATCAACTCTGTGCGCCTCAAGGCCGACATGGTAGGTGCTGACTTCTGCGATGATACAGAGATTACAGAATACATCAATAAGTCTATCGCCGAGCTATATGACCTGCTCCTGACCACGACCTACGGCGATGACTATTTTGTGTCGTCTACCAACATTACCTTGACTGGGGCCACGACTTATAGCCTGACGTCAAATATTCCAACATTCTACAAGCTAAAGGGCGTGGACATTCAGGATGGCGGCCAGTGGCGTACTCTACGGCCTTTCATGTTCGCCGAACGCAACCGCCAGCGTAACGCCGCGATTGATATCATTGATCAATATCGCTACCGCCTGGTAGGCAATAACCTGCAATTTGAGACCAACGCGCCGCCTGCCTCAGGCACCATTAAGGTGTGGTACGTTCCGGCTGCTACGTTGCTTACAACCGGCTCCGATACGTTTGATGGTGTTAACGGCTGGGAAGAGTACGTAGTGCTGGACGCCGCAATTAAGTGCCTCGTTAAAGAGGAGTCCGACGTCTCGGCGCTAGTTAAATTCAAGGAAGATCAACTACAACGTATCATGGCAGCTGCGCCGAACCGCAACGCGGCCGAACCGCAACGCGTTACCGACGTCAATGCTGTGCAGAACGGCGAGATTTACGACGTCTACGGCTTCGGTACAGGCGGGTGGTAACCGATGCTTACCTATACTGAAGTGGTATTGCCGGATAGCACAGAAATACTAGTCCCGAACCCCTTACGCGACATCCCTCCTTGCGACATTACGGCGGTGTTTGCAAGCGCTGATGGGGAAGCAACGTTTCCGCCGCTGGTACGTTGGTCAGTACGTGATTCTGGGCTGCTTAGCCTTACCGCATCTTATATCAATGTGCCGCTCGGCAGCGACCCTAAAGTGCGCCTGCGGGTGACCGCGTAGTATGAAACCAGCATGGACTTCGCGCCTGCGCGACGGACAAGACCTACGCGATGCTGTAAGCACGCTACTTTACAGCGCTTACATGCTGTTCAGTAACGGCCTTACGATTACGGACAACTTTTACGGTTACTATCAGGAACTCGCCGTCGGCAATAACAACGAGGTTAATACTGCCTTGCGCCAAGGATTTATCCCACGCGAAGTTCAGGCCGTAAAAGCAATCAATAGCGATGGCACGGCAGCGTTTACGCCAGCAATCAAGTGGTATGTCTCCGGCGGTAAGCTCTACGTGACAGCAGCGTACGCTACCGCGCCAGTCGGTACACCTACAGTCACGCTTCGCGTGCTCGGGTAGGCAGCGCAGGAAAGGAACTCGTATGGCAGGACTTCGTGGCCTTCCGACAGAAGACATTACGGTCGATTTTGGCGTCGGCCTAACGCAACGCGCTGAATCGCGCCGCGTTCCCATCGGCGGCATGACTGTTGCAGATAACGTGCAGTTCACCAAAGACAAGGCCGTGCGTCGTCGCTATGGCGTGACGAAGTTTGCGAGTATTGTGCATGGGTCAGAGGGCAGCATCACGCGGCTGATTCCTACTAAGCAGCAGCCTATTGCATTGGACACAGCGCAGAACTATCGTTGGCACGTACCGCTGGACGGCGGAGATACCCCGCTCTACGATCAGCAGAGCACAGAGATAGTAGACCTAAATAACTACGCTAACGTAAACCTGCGTGCGGAGATAGTGGCTGGGAGTTCATACCTCAACACTTGCGCGGTGGGAGCATCAACTACTTATCGCTACGTAATCACTAAGGAACGAGTAAATCCAACCGGCGTCAGCGGCGATGTAATAGTAGCGTATGTGTATGATACGCAAGGCAAACTGCTGTATCGCGCTGTGGTGTCAAGTACAAGTACGTCTACAGGCCCAGTACTGGCGCTAACTGTAAACGACACGGCGTATATTTTTTATGCTTTGGGTTACGTTTACGTTCGCAGCCTAGATTTAGCGACTGGTGCATTAGGCACGGAATACGCTTTGTACACTGCTTCCGGTAGCGCATTTTACTACGATGTGCAGCTACGCGATGATAACACCGGATTTTACATGGTGTCGCCTAACTCCGGCTACCTAGATATCAGCAGCCGCGATTTTGCGACACCTACCTCTGCGGTATGGAGTACTGGTACTGCCATTGTTAAAACTACGTATTACGGTATGTGTCTTGCTAGACCAATCAACGGCACTCCGACCGAGGTAGTGGTTTACTACACTACGGCTGCGGATATAAAGTATGCCAAATGTTCGACTGGTGGAGTTTCGGTGTCTACCGGCACATACAAGGCTACGCACAGTTATACTACACCATACGCACTGACGGCACTGTACAATCGGGCCGCATCAAACGAAACTACGGTGATTCTTTCCGGGCTATATAGCGGAACTACTGACTTCCGCTCAGACAGCTACCATGGGTCGGGCCTAACGTCGGGAACATCATATGGCCAGCTAGCGCACGAATTACGTAGTGGTTTAGCGTACGAAGCAACGCTCGACCGTATGTATTATGTAGGTGCCATTAATGGTTTTGTAAACTTGTACGGACTGGATCGAGGCGCCAGCATGTACAGGTCAGAAGCAGTAACGCGGTTGTATCAGGAAGACAGTCGTTCTACCGACGGCTCGATACCTAGCAGTTCAAATGCTGTTCCGGTCGTCAGCGGGACTACAATATATTTTCCCTGCGAGCAGACAGTAACGGCCAGCTCGAGTACGACCCTTGAATCCGCGATCTTGCGCGTCGGCTATACCGAACTAATAGCTACTACGTCGGTCAGCAAGGCGGTACACCTGGATGGCATGCATTACGCGGCCGGCACCAGAATCATCACTGAAAACACGTCATCTGGATTTTTAGATCCACCACGAATAATAACGCATACTTCGACGACCGGTCCTCCGGTCACCCCGCCGACAACAACGAATCGCTACTTTATCGCTGTAGCGCGGACGCAAGATCGCGGGCGCAGTATCTACAGCCCAGCGTCTGCACCTTATCTTGTAGCATCATCCACTAATTTTTTGCGATTTACTGTCTTCGCGCCTTGCTACAACTACGATCATAGCCCTGTGTACATAGACTTGTATGCGACCGATAATAACGGTAGCGTTTACTACTTGATATACACGGCTGTCGCAGACGTTTCGGTATCGCCGACGGTCTACCTGTATTTTTTTGGCCTTGATACTAGGGAAGCCCAACCCTACACTGCTGGCGGTGCGTACGAGAACATTCCGCCAGCGTCGCCCCGTTGGGTGGCTTCCGCTGTAAATCGCTTGTGGGCGCCTTCGGCCGAGAATGACACGGATCTGTTTTTCTCTACGGAGCCACAAGTTGGCGAGGATGTGCGATGGAACCCTGATTTTGTCGTTCGTGTGCCGTCTGCCGGCGGGACAATCACTGCAGTGGTTGAATCGAACTCTTCGGCCATAGTCTTCAAGGAACGCGCCATCTACGTTATTAGCGGCGATGGCCCATCGATAACTGGCGTGGGCGGGTCGTTCTCGGTAGACCTCCTAACCGAAAATCACGGCTGTGAGTCGCATAAAGCAGTACTACAGACCCCGCTTGGCGTGCTATTTAAATCGGCTACGGATGGCTACTGGATGTTAGGCGGCGGCCAATTACAGTATGTAGGCGCCGGCGTCGATGACTACAAGACCAACACAGTCATTGCTTCGTGCGTCGTTAACGAGCTCAACCAAGCGCGATTCCTGCTTTCGGGCGGGACCGACGTGTTGGTGTACGACTACTACTACCAACAGTGGTCGCGCTTTGGTACTCCGGCTTATGCTGACATGGTGACGTCTGGCGATGGGTACGTCTATTATCTGAAGCAAGACACTACAACGTCCTA